TATTTCCCTTTCGCAAGGTCATACGCCGCCTTAACTGCTTTTGGCGTCGCTGCCACGCTCTCAGACGTGCTGTCGGTCGCGCTACTGAGCTGGACGATACCCTTTTGCGCCGTGGTAGCGTCCTGAGCCGTATATTTCCCTTTCGCAAGGTCATACGCCGCCTTAACTGCTTTTGGCGTCGCTGCCACGCTCTCAGACGCGCTGTCGGTCGCACTGCTTAACTGAGTGAACCCCTTAGCGGTGAGCGTGGCGTCAGGATGGCGGCGGGACTGCTCATGCTCAGCGAGCTTGTCGTCGACGTAGTCCTGCGTTGCCATCACCGTTGAGGTGTCGATGGTCAGCTCGACTGACTCAATGTCGCTCACCATGATAACCATGCGCACGGTCTGCGCACGGCCTGAGCCCTCCGCCAGTGCTGGCTTGTAGCTTTCGGCCATATTACCGACCGCAATCAGCGTGCCGGTGTCGTCATAGAGGCCGAGCTCACGCATCCAGAAACCGCCGGTCTCAGGCGGTATGAGCAGCTCCGCCACGACATAATTTTTATTTTTCTTGTCCTGGCTGATTTTGTTCAGCGCGTGACGCCAGACCTCTTTGACCAGCTTTGTCTGGTTCGGATCAGGCACCGGCAGCGTACCGCCGCCGTCACCGACGGCCATCGCCGTAAAATTCACCTTTTTCCCGTTCGGGACGGTCGCCGCCGCGAGTTTTTCGGCACCGGCTTTGGTGATGACCGTTTTATATTTCACTGTCATTGTGCTCTCACTTATCCGGGGTAAACCGTGATTATGTCGCCGTCATAGCTCAGGGCGCCGGTGTACAGATAGCCGGGAATGTCCTGAATAATATTGAGGCCGATAAGATGGCGGCTGGCTGGCTTTGCATCGGCAATAAGCCGCTCCATTTCGTAATACATTTCTTCGGTGATGCCGGTCTCTAACACACCGATATCGAGGCGAAACGTGCCGGGCGGGTCGTTTGTCTGCCACCACTCAGAGACGTTAATCAGGTAGCCGAGCGGCTCCACCACGCGGCGCACAGCCCCAATCGTTCCTTTATGTGCGTGGATATACCAGGCATTGCGGATCACATCCCGTTTAGTGGCTTCCGGCCAGTTCTCATCCCAGCGGTCAACGGAAAACGCCCACGCCAGCCACGGCAGGAGGTTTGCCGGGCAGTCGTCCGGGCTCCAGAGTCGACGCAGGGGTACGGGGGTATTTTCGATTTCCGCGCAGGCGCGCGCCGCCGCCACCTCCAGCGGCGAGGAGCCAACCGGTAACAGCCGGGTGTCATTCATCATTGCCCCCTATGGTGACGCTGTACTCGCTGCACCATGACGCCTGCGTGTCATCGAGGACGATGTCAGCCACCGGCGCGGCCAGCTCGACACGCTGCACGCCCTCGACGTGGAGCGCCGCATAGATAGCCGATTTACGGATGTCACGCCCGAGCCGGTGCTGCGCGGTGATATACGCCTGTAACTTTGCTTTTGCCGCACTGAGCACCGGCTCACTTTCGGGACCGGGATAAAGGTAAAGCGACGCGGTGATTTTGTAGTCGACGATTTTCGCTGACTGCACGGTCACGCGGTCGGCCACCGGCCTGACGTCCTCGTCGTTCAGCGCATCGCGCACGATGGCGAGCAACTCGTCAGAGGCCACGCCGTTATTTTCACGCGACAGCACCGACACGGTCACACACGCAGGCTCGGGACTGATGACAGAAATATCCGCGACACACCCGTCGGCGCTGCGGCCATGAAACTGATATGCACCGGTTGAGCCTGCGGTACTCAGTCCTTCAAAAGCCTGTTGAATCCGCAGACGGTAGTCGGTATTCGACTCCATTACGGCTGGCGTGGGCGGAAACGTCGTGTCGTCTGCCGGGGTGATGACGAGGCGCTCGACGTTATAATTTCCGCCTATCTGGTCAAGGTCGGCATCTTCTGCATACGCCAGCATGACCGCACGCGCGGCCTCGTTGACGCGCTGTCGCCAGATAACTTCCCGATAGGCGTTTTCCTCCAGCAGCTTAACAATCGGCTCTGATTCGAGGGTCAGCGTGCGCGCGACTGCCTCCTGTTGTTCCTCCGGGTATAACGAGACGAGCGTCGCCTTGCGCTCTGCGAGGATGGTCTCATAGTCCAGCACTTCCACGACATCAGGCGCGGCGAGCTGGTTAAGGTCAACAATTGCCATAGCGTTTAACTCAGTGGAATGGTGAGGGAAAAGGGCTGGCCGTTAGCCGAGCGCGTGCCGGTGATATCGACATACAGCCCGCCGTCGGTCTCCGACCGCTCAAAAGTGATGGTGGTCAGACTGACGCGCGGCTCCCACTTCTGGATCGCGGAATAGCACGCGGCCATAATCTGCAATCGCAGTGCCGGTGTCTGCGGCTGGTCAATCAGTGCCGACAGAAGCGAGCCGTATTCACGGCGCATGACGCGCGAGCCAACCGGTGTGACGAGAATGTCGCGCACGCTTTGCCTGATATGCTCAACCTCAGAGATACTGAGGCCGGTCTGGCTGTTCATTCCGAGATAACGCAATGTCATATCGGTGCCCCCGTTGTTCCGCCACTATCGCCCGGGTGTTTATGAAGGTGCAGCACTTTGCCATTAGACGACAGTGACCCGCCAGTGTGCTCGATATTCCCGGACATCGTCCCGCCTTTCCGCACTTCGAGCGTGCCGGTCGTCAGTTTGTTGGTACACACCACCTCGGGTGTATTGAGAGTGATACGGGTCGAGGCTCTAACCAGCACCACCGGCACGGTGGCTGTAATGGAATCCGACACGGTGACATTGGCGGTTTTGATACCTGACACGGTGAGCGCGCCGCTTTCGGGTTCGTACTCAATGACAGCGCCATCGGGAAATGCCACATGTAACGCATCAGGTGAGGCTGATGGCGCAGGATGGTCGTCTGAGAAAATGCCTGGTAGCACAAAGGCCGTATCGAGTTCACCGCCGATGGCCAGCAATAACACCTGCTCGCCGATGGACGGAGCCCACCACACGCGAGAGCGACCGGCACGACAGGTGAGCCAGTTAAGCCAGGTGGTTTGCATGCCGCCGGTCTGGACACGACACAGCCCCTAGTCGTGGTCGACGTTGGTCACGATGCCGGTGCGGATGAGGTTGCGGATCGCGCGTGCGATTTATTGTAGAGAATTTAAATTATTCATACGGGAAGGATGCCGCTGGGAAAGGCCAGCGGCAATTAGGGCTGGATGTATGACTTACAGCACAACGATTTAAAAAGTAAAAAGGTCTCTGAGAGTAAATACGGGGTAAAGCAGGACATTCACAAAATTATCGACATTACCCTGAGAAGCAGAAAACATAACACCCGATAAGAAAACATAAGCAAGATACCCTCCACCTATCGACCTGACACAATATCTGAATATATCGTTGCCATCCCTTGCAACTGTGCAACCAAAGGCCAGATAAAAACCAAGGACAATTAAAGCAGGGCATGCAATGCTCGACACAATAATCAGCAGAAAACTCCACTGTTGTGTCGATGAGGTAGATATCAACCTAAAACCACTACCAAAGACAGACTCAAAAATCGAGTACAACTGAGGATAAAGGTGACTGTAATGAGCTATAGCTATTGATGAGCAATAAAAAATCACACTTAAAATGATGGATGCCAGAAGGTACATGACATCCCATCCCCTGTAAAAGCCATTAGCCCTAATCGTATAAAACACGCCAACAAGGCTTAGCAATGGAAGAATGAATACCAGTGAGCTGAGGAGGTTGACGTAAAACGGAGGAAACATATGAAATGTAATCGCCATTAAGAACGCGCTCAACTTCACAGAGAATGCCATCTCCTTTCTGACGCCTGTCATTGCTTGAGTGAAGATAACAGTATTGTTATCTCCATGGATGTCAGGGCTTTGGTTCCTGACATCGTTGCGCAGATTCAGATTAACCCTGGCAATTTTAAAACTGAATATTGCACCAACTGAAAGTGCAACCAGCGATCCAACACTAAACAAACTTTCAAACATTCCCTTTGCCTCTGCGTAATTATTAACGCATAAAGAATAATAAGCTCCGTATTTACCAGTCAAGATGAGGCTGACCACATAAATAACAGCTCCTCATGGCTTTGAGATATTTAACTTGACCTTAAAAACCAGTAATCATCAGGCTTTGCTAACTTTTTAAATATTCGACAATAATACTCTCAATACGTTGTTTATCCGTCTGACTAAATCCGAGTAACTGGCGCTCTGCATACTGAACATCCTGAGCGTGCGCGTTTGGCCGGTCTTTGAGGCCGTACTGATGGACACGCGCGATACGCTGCACTTTTCCGGTAAATTCCACCAC